GCTAGGTCTAATTTTGAATTTCGAATTTTAAACAAACAAAATCTTTACCAAAAGGGCTAACCTTTCTAGATCTTGATAAACCTACGTCCACCCGTGGTGGTTCAGTTTAACAGATGTACTGTAGAAAGGACAATTCCTAGACTGGAATTGTGACCACCCAAAAGGGTTGAATTACGAAAATAATTAATGATAAGGCATAAATACCTTTTGTTTAGGGTTGAGCTACCCTTGTCAATTTTGGCGCGCCGACAAGGTAGCCGAAAGAAAAATCGTCGGCAGCAGCCTCATAGATAAGGCAGCCACCAAAGCATGGACGAGTTCCCCCACTGCGAGTAGAAGCCGTTGAGTTTGTGCTCGGGTTGGATTGGTCGCTGTTATAGGTGTACATAACGCCATCCATTCCATTCGGATCGTGTGAACGTCGAAGGAAAATCTTTGCACGTCGAACGAGTGGTCCGTCGACAGAGCTCAAGGTTCCCTCACCAACAACAGAAATGGGAGTCTGTCCATAGTAAGGAACCTCGAATTCAAGCATGCCATTAAGATCTGGGTAGACCAAATGCTCGAATTCTGCGGATTGGCGCGTGTTGTCGAAGGTCGTGACAAGTGGTTGCGCGAGTTCGCCGTTCTCCACAATATCCCAATCGCGCACAGCAAAGATGGGTTGATTTGGCCGCATATTTTCTACGTCCACCCTATCCATGTTATTGGTGTAGAAGTTACTTTCCGCAGCTGGGCGCCAGCCGGTGTTCGAACACCTAACAACACTCGTCACGGGATTCATAATCTTGTACCGTTTGCCTCCTCGAAAGAAGCGGAAAAGGTATGAAATCCTATGAAGAGGGTTAGCAGTCCAAAAATGCCGCATAGCACGTTGAGCGGATTCAAGAAATTGACCATCGTCCCGACGGGAAACAGGCAAGACTACAAGTTGCTCATTGACAGCATTAGTTGCTGCTCGCCCAAAATAGGCAGGGTCAATAGTAACCTGATTGAAAGCGTACTTTGCGGTGTCATGAGGCATCGGTCCAGGGTAAGAACACCGATTAGAATCTGAATCTTGCCTATAGGGATAACTGTATCCTTGCGCAATGGGCGCGAATCTCTTGCAAAGTTGTCGGAGATTCGTAATTTTCTCACCCATGGTTAATTCTTCAGCAGTGGTTGTTGACATGCTCGACTTGGGGAAGGCGAGTTGTGCATCAGATTCCGTTTGTTCATTGTGTTCAACAGCGGATTGTGTGAGATTGAAAACTTGAGCTTTAAATTTCAAGACTTCTTCCTCATCTTCATCCTCAAGCTGCTCAACTACAGTAGGATCAAGTACATAGTAATTCCCAAAGTCGGGAATAGCAAACGAAATATCATCTGCTCCCGAACACCACATGTTGAAGGGACAGTTATTGGAAACTGAATCTGACGCGCGACGTAACTCAGTAAGGACTTCGACGGTAAGAAACCCTGTACTGAAGTCTTCACGATTCCAGAATGAATTACCAAATGGGTTCACAAGTGTCTCTTTCCATGGAACGTTAGCTACATAAGGGATTTTGATCTCGATTTCAGAAGAAACTGATAGATCAAGAATCCAATTGTAGGCGTTCTCGTTGATGGAGGAAGGATTTACAGTGTAGATGCCAGGATGATACGTGATGCGGAGACGGCCTGTATGGAAAGCGGTCTTAGCAACGGCCAATCTGAAATTCAGTCCACCACGCCAATATCTGAACATCGACGCCAAATACGCCAAGGTCGTGGGCTCTAGTTTCGTGGCCGATCCTTCAGTCACTCCAGGGGAAACTGCGTTACCATGCAGAATCTTCCCCACGGAGTCAGTGATCGTCCATGGAATTGAAGACCTAAAGATGCAAGACTTAGAGGCCACATATTTTATGTCCATCTCATCAATTTCAGTTGAAAAGAGACCACTATCATATGTGAGTCCGTTATCGGGCATCGTTGCGAGTTTAGAAGACATATCAATGCCATCAGCATTGGTATAGCCCTTGGCAGCGATGTTCGAATATGAGCAGTTCTTATCCAAATTGGCAGGCTTGTTCCACCCGAAGGTTGAAGCTGCACCACCAATCGCACGCGAAACCCATTCAACAGGTCGCACCCATGGTCCCAGAAGAGGGATTCCGCCAAGGGCACTGGCAACTGAAGCGACACCGCCCGCGACTCCTGAGATAGAAGGTCCAGAGGTAGCGGCATGTTCTTCAGAATTGCCAACTTGAGCACGGAGAACAGGAACAGTGACTGGCAAAGATGTTGGCATAGCCAGTTCAATGTCGTCAAACCAGGCGAAGATGGTAAAAGTCGCTCCGTTGACAACGGGTGATGTTCCAGTCTGCACGGGATTGATCGGTACAATGTACATCTCTCCCATGTTAGAATGCGTGTCGATCAGATTGTAATGCGAAAGTGGTGCGCAATAGGGAATCTTAATTTCGACGGGAGCATTTGATCCAAGATCAATTTCCACACCTGGGTATCCCGTGTTGTTGGGCAAGGATCCAAGTCGAGCAGAGCGATTAGAAACTGCATCGAAAGGTGCGAAAAACATCCAATACTTGCCGTTCATGAATGGTGTTGCATTGAAGACAAGGCGGATCTTTACATTGGCTCGAAAGTATGTAAAATAGTCGAGCTTCTTCACAACGTTCGCTGATTTCTGGAAGATAATGTCCGGAAATTTCAACGTAACGTTAGTGAAGGCGGTATTAAATTCACCGTTCAGAACATTTACGGGACGCTTAAGAATAGCATGAATATCATGCATCTTATCGTCCTCAGCCATCTTTGTCCACGCAGTGGCGGTGGACATAAGTGGTTTTTCATAAGTCTCAATATTGACATCATCAACAAATGTTGTTATCTGTTGTGTGTCTTTGTCAGGTCCAAGTTCTGACATTTCATTATGTTGTGAGTTAGCAATCGCTTGAGTTATCAAACTTCCAATCGCGCGATTTCACGAATTTGGTCTAAAGCAACGGGTTAGTAGCCTGGATTTTGAGTGGCACACAATAACCATTAGAATCATAGATTCTCCACTATTCAATTTCTAAAACGAAATGTGAATACCGAGGACCGGGATTTGCTGCACTTTCCTTACGTTGATCGGAAAGTGCCCCTAGCCTCGGATTTAGCTGCAAGCAGCGAGACGACCGTATTTCTGAGCCTCTACGGTCCTGTACTCCTCATAAGTAAGAAAGAGGGGACGGACAGCGAAGTTCCGAGATGCAGTCGAATATTCCTTAATCCAGTGGGTAAAGATGTCCTTTCCATGCAGAGAGAGTTCGAATGCACTGGTTGTCAGATTTTCAGTCGTTCTCTCCTCGTGATCAAAATCGCCGCGCACCCAATTCACCATTTCCAAAACGACACCAAGGTCGAGAGGAGCAAGGTACTGGTGCTCAGATTCATTCCACACGAAACGTCTCTTCAAGTACGAAATTTCGTCTAGAGAGCGAAAAGGGATCATCTCACCTGATTTTTCTTCGTCCGTATATGTCATACCCATAGTGGTGTATCCATCGGCGATAGTAAGCTGATTGAAAAGTTTAATAACTTCATCACTAATGTTGACACAGTTGTCATCACCATAGGAGACCATAGCCACATGCTTATTAAAAGCGCTCATGGTACGGTACTCCGGGGGCATGACAGTCATCCATACATAGCGCATTGAAATCGAATTAAATAACGAATTCAATATGGCAGTGATAGGACAACCAGAGGGCTGAGAGTGAGTCCAAAGGTAAAGGTCATCGCCGTTCAAGTGAACTGAGTTGACAATTTCTTTCCAAAGGACTCTTCGAATTTGTGCGTTCTCTTCCCCATCATTGTAGAACTTATTAATAATCTCGACAACATCAGTGAGGATTTGCACAAGTAAGGTACCATCAAAGTTAGAGAAATCTCCCGCAATCACTTTGTTACCTTTGCTGCGGAGACGCTGAGCGGTACGAGTCCAATCCAAAGAATAGACATTGGTGCCAATCGAAATCTCATTATCAATGCGATTTTTAGCGCAATGAGCAGCAAAGCCAAGAAAGTACTTACGAAAAGCCAACGTGTAGTGCATCGGACCTGCAGCAAACACGCGAGTCTTCCCGATTTTGACTTTAGCGATGGGACGACGCTCATCCTTAAGCGTGTCTGTCCAGACGACAGGAGTGCGCTTATTGTTCTTTGCGTCCACTATCATCTGGTCCATTGTCTCCTTGACTTCGGGGGCGAGCTTATATTCGTCAGCTCCCAACCACTTTGTTTTGCCAGGTTTATTTCCCTTAAACTTAGTATAGGGAAAACCAGGCGACGACTTGCGGTTAATGGGTGTGACAAATGAATCTCCTTCTATACCGGCCACCGCTTCCATATCCGTTAAGACACGACTATGATCAGGATCGATATTGGAATTCACGATGCGTTCTACATCGTTAATGCTAGCTGCGAGACGGTCCTCGTTGAGAAATGGAGGAATATTACCAGCCTTTTTCAACCCTAGGGTCATGGGATCTACCCTTTTGCCATCGACCTTAATAGGACGCAATGCACTAGGCATCGTAGTAGCAGGGGTAATCATGCCATGAACTGCACTTGGTCGCAACGCTGTGTTAGTAGCACTAGCGACTTTAAAAATGGCCTTTCCTACAGGTACGAAATTACCCTCAGGAAGTGAGACAGTCTCAGATGTGCCAGTTTCCTTCAAAATGGGGTCCCAATTGACACTCACTTGCGCAGCAAGGGAGATCCGAGAGAGACCACGCATAATATCGGCAGCATTGAAGGGAGTTGAAATCCCGAACCCAGCCGCACCGGCGACATGTAGACCAAGGATTTTCTTGGCAATGCCACTGGAAACGCCCATGAGAATCGAACCGCAATCTCCATCCTTGGTTTCAAGTCCACGATACTCATATCGGTCCCGAATTGAATACCAATTGTCTCTGTCGTCATCATAAAAGATCTCTTGATCACGAGCTGTGATGGTGCCGAAACGCAAGATAGCACCAAGGTCGCAAGGAACGACTAGAACGCCATGGCAAGTCTTAAATTTTGTCATCTCGGCGCTCGTAGCGATGTTGTTCGTAATGTCTGCGTGATCCAAGATGGTACGAGGAAATTCAAGCAGAACTTGATCTTTGCTATTGCCAGCAGAGTCTTCAATTTTGACCCACTTCAGAGATGATGCGGGCATAGTATGACCTTGCCTGTTGGACTGGTTCCAGATACGAACTTCAGTGCTTGCCTCCAAGTATGGAATCAGGTGGCCAGCTGTGATAGCAGTCCTTCCAACAAGGAAACACATCTTCATACGCGTGCGCCAGGCGCCATCAATCATCAACTCAATATTATAGGTATTGT